GTGGGGATAGCTACCAGCAGGCTTTAAACAACGCTCAAGTAGTTGCTAAGCACCTAGGACTTGATGTTGCTGACTTCTGGACCATGCCTGGGTTTGCATCTCGTCTAGCGTCTCAATACGATACGTTGATGGGGTCTAAAATTAGGGGCGTTGAGAATACTAGCATAACGTCATCTCAAAGCATTGACGACCAGATCCACGACATTCAAAACAACCCATCAAACCCTTACTACACTGCGTACAGAGATGGGGATCGTGCCGCTCATCAAAAGGTTCTAAAACTTTTTGAAGAAAAATCATCACTAGCTCTCGCATAATTATTTATTATTTTACTTGACATTTCAAATGAAATAGTGTATAATGTGCGGCATTCTAATCAGACAAGCCTCGTGCCCTGTGTCGGAAGCCCCTGCCAGTGTTGACTGGGAACAGGAAATAAACCTGAACTATAACAACTAATTATATTACAATATGTCCTCACAATATCCTAATGCATTCTCACAGAAGTTTGCCTCGGACGTGCATATTCAGTATCAGCAGGGAGCTTCTCGTCTTAAGGGTAAGCTTGCTGAGCGTAGCATGGTTGGTGGAGAAGCTATGTTTTTGCCCCAGGTTGGAGCAATTACTAGCGGAACTTCCTACACGCGCGCTGCTGACACTGCCTATATCGCCACGCCTCACGAGACTCGCAAGCTTACTGCAACTCCAACTCGTTGGGCAGATCTTATTGATATGCCTGACCGCAATCGTAGCGTTGCCGACTTCCTCGGTCCGTATGTCGAAATTGCTTCTGCCTTTTTTGGCCGCTCTTACGACTCCACGGTTATCGCGGCTGCTCTAGACGCTGCAACTGCTAAGGTTAGTGGATCGACTTACGAGTCTTCGGTTAGTCTTCCTGCTTCGCAGAAGGTTGCCGTCAACCTTGGTGGTTCTAACGTAGGCTTAACCCTTGCCAAGCTCATCGAAGCCAAGTCTATTCTTGGTAAGAATGAGACTCCAATGGGTGAGCAAAAATACTTCGTTCACCGCCAAGAGCAGTTGGACGACTTGCTGAACAACGTAAACCAAGTTAGCGATTCTGATTTCGCTGCTGTTAAGGCCCTCGTAAACGGTGAAGTTAATTACTTCATGGGATTCGAGTTCTGCCCGACTCAGTTGGTTGCCGTTGACGGAAGCGACATTGCAAGCACGTTTGCCTACACTCGTAGCGGAATCGTTGCTGGTATCACTTCTGCATTCGACGCTCGCGTTGAGCAGATTCCTACCAAGAACTACTCGTTCCAAGTTTGGTGCGAGCAGGACATTGGTGCTACTCGCGTTCAAGAAGAAGGCGTAGTAGAGATACTCTGCGATCAGAGCCCATAAGCTCTTTAAATTCTAGGTTCTCCTAGTCTCCTTGGCTCACTCCCTTCGGGGGGTGAGTTTAGGGGTTTAACATACAAGAAGCATGGCAGTAACAAAAACGGACATAGTAAATTTAGCGTCAACCCATTTGGGCGAGAGAAGGTACACTGACCCTTTTACGGACACTAGTCCAACAGCCGAGCTTCTTAGTTTCCGGTATGACTTTAGCAGAAAAGAAGTGCTAAGGTCGCACACCTGGGGATGCGCGAAAAAAGACGTAAGCCTCTCCGAAGATGCAACCGCTCCCGAACATACGTGGAGCAAAAGATTTTTAGTTCCTCAAGAATCATTGAGGCTTGTAAACATAGCTAACACTGATCTCAACGACTTGCACTACAAGGAGTACGAGCTTAAGGGCCAATACATACACACGGACTTGGCTGCTCCTTTAAAAATTACTTACATTAGAGACGAAGATGACACTTCTTTGTTTGACTCAATGCTTACAGAATCTATCGCACTTCACTTGGCAGCATCATGTTCAATGGCAATTACTGATGATAAAGGATTATCTCAGGGGTTGTTTAATCTTTATGATAGAAAAGTAGAAGAAGCTAAGTTTATAGACAGTCTTCAACGCCGTCGGCCAGTTGACAATATGTATACTTATTCTGCTTGGGATTCCCTTCACAACGGCGGCGAGTAAATGACATGAGTTTGTGGACTAGAATAAACCGATTTAATGGTGGGTTATGGTCGCCTCTGCTACATGGGCGTACAGACCTAGAAGATTACAACTCATCCTTACAGACTTGTACAGGGTTTATACCCCTTAAGTATGGCCCTGCTGAGCGAATGTGGGGATTTGAATATGCTGCTGAAGCCAAGACAAGCAAAAGCATACTATTGCCATTTAAGTTTAGCCAATCGGTAAACTACATTATAGAGACTGATGGAACGTACATGCGTTTTTTTGACAGCTCTCAAAGTTACATTGATAATGCCCAAGCAACAGTTGCCATAGGAAGTGTGTCGGCTTGGCAAGCAAGTACGGCATACAGGTATGGTGAGTTGGCTAGCAACGGTGGCGTTGTGTACGCATTTGATACGCTGGGCGGTGGAACATCTGCTGGTACGTTTACGGCGGGAAATTGGCACGCATTGACAGAGACAGAAACAACGGGCACGTTTATTTACGAGATCCCGTTGCCAATGAGTCAGTTTACGTCTTACTTGAATTACCCGATGAGGGCACAAGTAAACGATGTAGTGTACTTAGTAAACGAGAATTACGAACCACTAACGCTGTCTCGATATGGAGCAACTGACTGGCGTATAGAAGAGGTTGAATTTACTTTACCTCCAGTCATTGAGCAAAACACTGGCACAACCACGTTAGCAGTTAATGGGTATATTGGCAGTGGTGTTGTTGTTACCGCATCATCTGCGTTGTTTGAGGCAGGGCACGTTGGCAGTTATTGGGAAATACGTGAAAAGCGTGAAGCTAAAAAAGCAACTAAAGATTTAAAAACAGCAGGTTCCGGTCCTTGGGATAGCGGTGCAATTCCTATTTTTGGAGACTGGGTTTTTACTACTAGCGGAGACTGGTCTGGTCAAATTGGTTTGTATAGATCTATTGATAATTTTTCTACAGAAGAACTTATTCATTCTGTTACCAGTCAGGGTTTAGATAATTTTAACATTACAGGAAGTGAGTCCAACCCCAAGGCACAATATAAAATTAAATCAATAGGAACTTTTGTTAATGCTAGCAGTGATGGTTTGGCAATAATAACTGCACCAGCAATTGAGGTTAAAGGAAGTTTTAAGATTGCGGGATACACAAGTTCTACTAGCGTAACAGCAGACTGGGTTGAGTCGCTTGACTCTACGGCAGGAGGTGCGGTAGCGGCTACTACTTTGTGGTCTGAGGGTGCGTTTAGCAATGTACAGGGGTGGCCTTCTACTGTTTGTTTTTATCAAGGACGCATTTGGTTTGGTGGTACTGAAAACCGAAAACAAACTATTTGGGGATCTGGAATTGACAACTTTAAAAACTTTGGCACATCTGTTCCAAATGTTTTAGCAAGTGATGGCGTAAGCTATACTTTGTCTAGTGTGGAGCAAAACAAAATTAGGTGGATTGTTGGATCAGATGCACTTCTAATTGGAACCTCTGGTGACGAACACTCTTTAACTGGTGCAGACAACAATGCTGTGTCTGCTACGTCTGCCCCGTTAATTCAGGTGCAAAGTTCTGTTGGAAGTGCGTACATACAGCCAAGGCTTGTTTCTAATGGGGTTGTTTTTATTAGCCCCGAAAGAACAAAATTGTATGAGCTGTCTTATAATTGGCGTAACAGAGGCTTTGCGTCAGAAGATCTTACAAGGCTTAACGCTAAGAATGTTGGGGCCACAGGAAGAGCATACACACAGATTGCCTACAGCCAAGATCCGTACAGAATATTGTGGTTGCCAAACAATGGTCAAATTGATTGTTTGATATGGGAAAAGCAAGAGGAAGTTCAGGCTTGGTTTGAGCGCAAGCCAAACGAAAATACATTTGATGAATTTTTAAGTGTTGCTTCTGTTTACGGAGCAAACGAAGATAATGTTTGGACTATTTGCAGCAATCAAATTTCAGGAGTTTTAGATAGCAAAACACAAATTATGCGTTTGCGTTCTTCTGAAAACACAAGGAACTACCAATGGTTTTTAGATGCTGGCAGGGTTGTGGCTGGGTCAGAAAGCGACACAACGTACCCCGACCCCGATCTTGGAAGCGACTACACTCTTGTTACTGGAGCTGAGCATTTAGGTTCATACTTGTCATTAACTGGAACTGTTAGCTCTAGTGGCACAACCGTAACGGGAACGTCAACAACTTTTACTTCTGACCTTTCTGTTGGAAGTTACATTAAAGCTGGCGGCAAGACTCAGCGTGTTGCGTCAATTGCTAGCAACACCTCTTTAACTACAACAAATGCATTTAGCCCAGCATTGTCTGGAGCTTCATTTGAACTTGCTCGTGGAAGAGATGATATTTATGCCCTGGGTAATGGATTAGTTCTTGGGCCATACCAAGTACACGGCGACAGGTTTAGCATAGACGGACAATTTAGCTCTAGTTCTCACTCAATTATTTACGGGTTAGCTTATCCATCAGAGATTGAGACAATGAAGTTGCAAGCACCCGCAGGTGACGGTATGTCTCGGAGTAAAAACAAAAGGGCAGTCAATGTAGGGGTTGGATTCTTTAGAACGTTAGGTGGAGACATTGGAGTAAGGTATGACTATGAAGATGGTCAAACTGGAGAAAACTCTTATGAAATACAATTCCGCACTCCGCAAGACAGCTTAGACACGGCTATCCCATTGTTTACGGGAGAAAAAATCTTGCCATTGCCCCACGGAAACTTTAGATTCTTCTCATTATTTTATAAGCAAACTAAACCACTTCCTGCGACAATACAGTATATGTCGCCACAAATTTTACCTAAAGGACAATAATGGGAGACTTTGCAAAAACCATATTTAGTACCGTAGCTAAAAACCCACAAGCTATATTTGGCGGCATACAAGGCGGTGCTCAAATTGCAATGGGACGCCAACAAAGAGCGTTGGCTGAACACAATGCTAAGATTTCAG